TGTTCACCATTGAAACAATTTATATTTATATTCATAACTATCCTAACTAAATATTTTAAGTGATCCATCATGTCATGGTATCATCCTGCGCTCCAGTCCCACCGTCTCTGTCGTATATGTTCGTCAGATCAGTAGGTAATCGAGTTTTCTCGTCAATTACCAATCTTGGAGCTGCCATACAATGTCTATATGTTTCGCTACATGTAGTTCTGTAGATCAGTTTAGAATCTCCAGTACTAATTCCTCCAACAGCGACAGTGTTAATTCCAGTGGAATTATCACCAAGTGAACCGTAAACCTTCCAGATTATATGGAAAGTAATTCCTTTCACAGCAGCTATATTAAGTTCGATGTCACTATTTGCACTGTTTCTCTTATATATCCCATTCCAGTTAATGATTCTGTTTGCGTCATTTACGTAATTGAATTCATGTACTCCTCCCTCAGGTAATCGCACTTTGTGTTTGTATTTGATATTCCAGTTTTTGCGGAATATCGAGGATTTTCCTAGTGAATCTTCAAGATTTGTGTCCATTCTTCCTTCTGACGTATTTGTCGCAGTTAGCAAGCTTGGCAGATCGGCGGATGTCTGAATGCCATGTGTTGCGCTATAACCATCCAACACATCTCTAAAGACGTCTCTCCCGGTTGCATCTGAATTCGCGTAAGCTACCACGTAGTACTCTAAATGAACCGGTGATTTCCCTTGATTTTTGAATTCCGTTTTGATAACTTGTTTTTCTAAAACGAATTTTCTGTCCAGGTATCCACGTTGGATCATGTCATCACCCACCTGCCAGTCTGGAGCGGCACCTGCTCCCAAATTGTCGTTCCGCCAATTTACATTTGTTAATACTTCTGCAGCCTTCAACCCACCGGCACTGCTCCATAAGTTAGCATCCGTTGATGCAAATGGCTTATATCGTATAAAACCCCACACCGCCCTTCCTTGCGAACCTAAGCAACCTCCGGTTGTTTCGTATTTGATGATTCTTGGACCTGATAACATTTGCATAGTCAGGAATTTTTTATTTCCTGTCTTATTCACAAAGCTATCTTTGGTTTTGATGTCATCTCCTGAATCACCGACAGCTTTTTGCTCTTTTCCGTTGTTTCGTTTTTGCCGTTTGATGTCATCTTCGGCCTTTCGTTTATTGGAATTAAAGCGATTATTGGCTGCTCCAGCTGCTAAAGCTCCCGCTCCAGCCACTCCCGCGATTCTACCGAATTGTGTTGCTCCTCTGATGGCGCCACCCGCGCCACCGTTGATTGCGCCTCTCGCAGCTCCAGTAGCGAAGGCCCTTGCACCCATGCCTCGCATAGTTGCGAATCCTCGATTAGCAATAGCACTTCCAGCGGATCTTCCCATCGGTCTCATGGCGATGTTTGATCCTATTCTTCGTGCAGCAGGAGCTGCATATCTCATGGCGAATCTTCCGGCGCTTCGTAGCGCAGGAATTCCGAAACGTCTTGCGCCCCACAAAGCGGCTCTGCCAGCTACCCCGTACATATTATTTAATAAGGAATTGGGCGCGTGTTTGAGTCACTGCGCCACGCGACACAAAAGGTGGTCTAGTCATTATTACCTAGACCACCTGTGTTTGTGCACAGCACAGCCTCATGGAACTTTTTGGAACAAAAATTGTGCCACACTTCGCCACCCCCACAACTTTTTTATATAAAACCCCGCCTCTTTCCCCCGTCTATATGAGCAAAAGGTCAAGGCATTGGTGCTTTACCTTAAATAATTATGATCCCCTCCTTGAGTCAGACGACGCCTTGGACGCCTGGCTCAACCGGCTCGGAGGAGTCTATGCAATCGCAGGCAGAGAGGTGGCTCCTGCCACCTCCACTCGTCATCTCCAGGGATTCGTTTCTTTTAAACACGCCCGCATCCTTTCCGGTGTCCGTCGGATCATCCCAGGAGCCCACTTGGAGCCCGCCAATGGCACCCCAGCCCAGTCTCGAACGTATTGCTCGAAGGATGCCTCATTTAGAGAATGTGGAGACATTCCCCAGGACCCCGGGAACCGGGAGAAGCAGCGTTGGGAGGACGCCCGTACCATGGCTAAGGAGGGTCGCTTCGACGACATTCCCGCCGACATCTATGTCCGATATATCGGGAATCTGCACCGAATCTATCGTGACCACCTACCCCCCCTCGAGTCCTTGCCCTCAACCTGCGGCACCTGGATCGTGGGACCCACTGGATCTGGCAAGTCTAGAGGAGTTAGAGATGCCTTTCCTTTAATTTTTCCAAAACCCCTGAATAAATGGTGGGATGGCTATGATAGCCAGCCCCATGTTTTGCTTGACGATGTTGACCATAATCAGTCATCCTGGATTGGTCATTTTTTAAAGATATGGGCCGATCATTATCCTTTCATCGCAGAGAAGAAAGGAGGATCCCGCCTTATTCGTCCGGAACGAATAATTGTAACTAGTCAGTACCATATTTATGAGTTGTTTCAAGATCAAGAGCTGATAGCAGCTTTGAATAGAAGATTTACTGTTGTTAATAAAATAAAAGACGAAGTAATCGCTTTAACCTAGGGTTTTTAGGGTTTTTAGGGTTTTTGGGGTTTTTGGGGTTTTTGGGGTTTTTAGGGTTTTTGGGGTTTTTGGGGTTTTTAGGGTTTTAGTTTATTTTTTCTGATTGGTGGTGTTCACCATTGAAACAATTTATATTTATATTCATAACTATCCTAACTAAATATTTTAAGTGATCCATCATGTCATGGTATCATCCTGCGCTCCAGTACCACCGTCTCTGTCGTATATGTTTGTCAGATTCGTGGGTAATCGAGTTTTCTCGTCAATTACCAATCTTGGAGCTGCCATGCAATGTCTATATGTTTCATTACATGTAGTTCTGTAAATCAGTTTAGCATCTCCAGTACTAATTCCCCCAACAGCAACAGTGTTAATGCCAGTGGAATTATCACCAAGTGAACCGTAAACTTTCCAGATTATGTGGAAAGTAATTCCTTTCACAGCAGCGATATTAAGTTCGATATCACTATTTGCACTGTTTCTCTTATATATCCCATTCCAGTTAATGATTCTATTTGCGTCGTTTACGTAATTGAACTCATGTATTCCTCCCTCAGGTAATCGTACTTTGTGTTTGTATTTTATATTCCAGTTTTTGCGGAATATCGAGGATTTGCCAAGTGAATCTTCAAGATTTGTGTCCATTCTTCCTTCTGACGTATCTGTTGCAGTTAACAAGTTTGGCAGGTCGGAGGAACTCTGAATGCCATGTGTTGCGCTATAACCATCCAACACATCCCTAAAAACGTCTCTGCCGGTTGCATCTGAATTTGCGTAAGCGACCACGTAGTACTCCAAATGAACCGGTGATTTTCCTTGGTTTTTCCATTCTGTTTTGATAACTTGTCTTTCCAAAACGAATTTTCTGTCCAGGTATCCGCGTTGGATCATGTCATCGCCCACCTGCCAGTCTGGGGCGGCACCTATCCCCAGATTGTCGTTTCGCCAATTTACATTGGTTAATACTTCTGCAGCCTTCAACCCACCGGCACTGCTCCATAAGTTAGCATCGGTTGATGCAAATGCCTTATATCGTACAAAACCCCACACCGCTCTTCCTTGCGAACCTAAGCAACCTCCGGTAGTTTCGTATTTGATGATTCGTGGACCGGATAACATTTGCATAGTCAGGAATTTTTTACTTCCTGTCTTATTCACAAAGCTATCTTTGGTTTTTATGTCATCTCCTGCATCACCGATAGCTTTTTGCTCTTTTCCGGGGTTTCGTTTTTGCCGTTTGATGTCATCTTCGGCCTTTCGTTTATTTGAATTAAAGCGATTATTGGCTGCTCCAGCTGCTAAAGCTCCCGCTCCAGCCACTCCCGCGATTCTACCGAATTGTGTTGCTCCTCTGATGGCGCCACCCGCGCCACCGTTGATTGCGCCTCTCGCAGCTCCAGTAGCGAAGGCCCTTGCACCCATGCCTCGCATAGTTGCGAATCCTCGATTAGCAATAGCACTTCCAGCGGATCTTCCCATCGGTCTCATGGCGATG